TGATGAATCATTTCGCATTTCCCTGAATGATGGAATCCACAATTTATCCTCTGATGTGAGAGTCGATAGTGTTGTCTTATCATAATATGTCTTTTTTACGTTTTGTAATCTGCTATAAACATTAGATGGAATTAACGACTTTATCGTGTTGCTGAGATATGCTCTTAATTCGCTTGCCGCCCATCCGTTTGCACTTGTAGAAGTACTGTTCATTTTCTGTAGTGTTGCCAACAACTCCATACCCAAGAACGTCAGCGGAGCATATCCACCACTTGCCAGTTCGTCAGCATCCACCGCAACAATCTGCATATTGATTGTTCCCTCTGTTCCCAAATCCAAAGGCTTGTAATTGCCTATCTTGTATTTGGTTGCATACGTGCCGTTGTCGATATTTGCTATGATGGTATCCCACGAATCTGTGATTTCTACAACTTCAACGGGTGAGCCGAACTGTGCATAGCAAGAAGTATCGCCCTGAATATTTGTCGGTGCAGGTTTCCAACCTTCGAAGGGATAGTCCTCTGCACTGCCATCGGGGGATACGGGTGTTGTGCCGTCATAAGTAGTTGAACCGCCGTAGGGAACGCCCGTGTCAGTCTCAAGAAGTGTACTGCCATTGTAGAAGCGGACTGTGTATGTCCTTGCCTGTGCAGTGTAGGCGGCATAAATGGTTCTGTCGGCTATAACATCCGTCTGTGCGTCTGCGTCTGCGGTTGTGGCGTTCATAGATTTGCTCCAACCGACAAATGTGAAAGTATTGGCGGCTGTGGGTTCTCTTGTCGGGTTTGCAGGCGCAGTATCCTGCGGTACACCGTCAAGGCATGCTACTGTCTTGTATATGGTTGTACCGTCATAGGATGCGTATACTAATGACGTTTCAACATGTAGTGCTTCAATATTAAGATATGGATACCTCGCTTTTAATGCCGCTATATCAGAATCTTTTGCGCTGTTAATATGGATAACACCTTCTACATAAGCATCGTCTAAATTCTCACCTGCAATATCAAGCCCTCTAAACCTTTCTAAGCTATCATAAAAATTAGAAATTTCATCTGTATCGGCCAACCAATCAATATCAAGTCCAACTAATCTAAGACGGCTATTATTGGGTAATCCGTTTATTAATGCATTAATAGCTGTTTCACTACTTGTAAAATATGGAGTATTCTCAATACGACAAGTTGTAATATTACTATAACTATTATTTGTAATAGAGAACGTATTAAGTTTAGGTTGATTTCTAATTGTTAAGTTAGCGATTGTAGATGGTAATGCTAACTCATCAATAACACCGCCAATCGGAAGTGTTAGTGCGGAAATTTTAGTGCCGGTAAACCATGCTTTTCTAAGTCCAGTACATCCTGTTACATCAACAACTTTCATATCACCACTACCGAGTGCAGAACAATTTCTCACATCAATAGTCTGTAATAGAACATTATTACCAAGTGTAAGTGTCGTTAAGTTAGGGTTGTCGTAAGATACAGAACTATCACCAAGTTTAAGGGACTGTAATTTAGTTGCCATAGAAAAGTCAGCAAAACCAACTTTTAAACCGCTTAAATCTCCCACACTTGCAAGCTGTGAAGCACTATAGATATATGTTTCTGTATCATTCAAAGCATCAACTGGACACCTAAGTAATGTAGCTTCATTTCTATGACCACGTTCCGAAACAAGATAAGAGCCAAACTTGACTGCTGGATAAATATCAGCATAAGGAATAATTGTAATGTCAGATTTAGCATATGAACGGACTTGTATAATATCAGTTAGTGCATCACCGGCATTAAACTTACTGTCCATATATCTGAAACGATTATACAGCCACCATTTTCTTTGCTCCTCTTTACTACCCTGTAACATTTCAAGATAGTTTGTATTATCGTAAATAAGTGGGTCAAGATAACAAAACTGTGAATCTTCATTAAATAATGCTTCGGGCCATTTAGCTTGATGGTCTTGAAACGCTTTACTAATAGTTTCATATGACAGCTTGCCTTGAGAACGTAGAGTTCTGTACATCTCTGCCAGTTCTTTAGGAAACGCATCACGAATGTTATTCCAAATAACAGAATGTTGAGCAAGACCGTCATATATATCTTTACCGTCAATTTGGTCGGTATCTTCAAGATTATAACTAAATACTAAGCGGCCCTCATTATTAATACCGATTGCAGTATCCATGTCATACGGTAACCAAACAATTTTCTTTTTTATACTCATGTAGTTACCACCTCACTTCCCATAAATGAAGGAAATGCGTTTTTCGCTCTACTATCTACCATTAAAAACAGCTCTGTGAATAAATAATAAAACAATGCGGAATCTAATTCCATATAATTACTTGCTTCATTTCTAAACTTAGCAAGTCTATATTCCGCAGTATCTTCTGTGAATGTTACATCTTTTGTTACTTCTACTTCTTCATATCTGATTGCACCAGTATTCGGGTCTACAACCTCTACAATTTCAGTTGTTGTAACTGTATATGTAACAGGGGACGGTAAGGTATTACCAGTTGCAGTTGTTGTATCTGTTGTCATTGCCCAAGTTGCAAATTCTTGTAACTGTGTAGGGTCTGCATAAACTGGTTCTGTATCAGGGAATCGTGCTTCAAAGTCATTGAGCCACGCATTACCAGCATAGTTATTATCTTTCCAAACAACACGATTACTTGTGTTATTCTTAATTTCCCAAGACTCGTCACCATTGACAAATCCAAACACCTCTTCTGTACCCTTATCATTGTTGAAATTATATTTACCAACAAATGTAACAGTATCGGTTGTAGTGTCTCGCCAAAAAATGACCATTGGGAATCCTTCAATACCCTGTCGAACTTTAGCATTATTTATTTGTCCAGGTGTTTTATATGGACAAATATCATTATAAGCCATTGCAAGTTCGACATTGTTAGCACCTTCACTGGATGCAAAGTCTTTTTTGAATGTAAATGTATCAGTGGGAACTGCCTGTGCATTCATAGCATAATCATCTACTACATTACCATTTGCCAGTACAAATCCACCCTTAAATTTAAATTTATAATTCTTTCTCGGATAGCCCTGAGAAGATGTGCCTTGAACATCTGCCTGTGCATTAGTAAATGTAAATGATAAAGACGGATAAACAGGATAAACAAATCTACCGGATACAGTTTTTTTATCCCCTTTATATTGTGGAAGTTGAGGACATTCGATAATCATATATGGTAATGTATTCGGTAATTGGGAAATAACAATATTGCCGTAGGCATCATATACATTATTACGAGTATATCTATCGAGCATTGTGCTACCATCAAGCGTATCAGCAATCCAGTTATTAAGCACCTGAATCTTAGTCAAGTCGTTATCATAAACTCTAACACAATATAAATCAAGTGTGCAATCACCAGAGCCAAGACTAATATTAACAGCAGTAGGCTGAGAGAAATCGTCATCATCAGGATATTGAATGGCGCCACAAATTATACCATTAATATACATCAATCCCAATCTATGCTCTGTTCTTTTTTCAATTACCCAGTCAAGTCTCACATGTTCATCTTCTTTGTACTGTGTACTAATAGAAGATTGTTCAGAAGATAAAACTGCCATTTGTGGAGTAATAGTAAGACCTCGACCATCACTCACACAAGAAATAATAGGTGTGTCATAGTTCAGTACATTTCTTGCGGCGAATTCAAAAGTAATTGTTTTTCCTGTGCTTCTAAAATCTCTTTCAAATAATTTAAAATTAATTGTACCTCTTGCATCACCAGAGAATCGTCTTGCTACATTACCGTCAGCATCAGCAATCCAACCATCAGTAACATGGTTATTACCTGTGAACGTAGTGGTAACGTCATTAAACATCCAAATATCAGGATTTTCTTCGTTATTGCTTCTACCTTGAGAGGACAAATAAAGAACAAGATTTTCTGTTTCTGGTTCTACATCTATATCAGTCTCTTCAACGGTCATAAGAATAGTCTTAGTAACATCTTTACAAGTAATTGTAAACCGTAATGCACCGACTGTAGTTGCTTTAATAGTATAAGATTGTTCTGTTCTATCTATGGTTTGTCTTGATACTTCTGAGCCGTTTACAGCTAATGTAATTTCAGTTGTTGCGGAAACAGGGTCATATACAGTAAACGGAATAATAACAGAAGAATATTGTTTTACAGTATTAGTATTAAACGAACTAATAATAATCGGCGTATCATTCAATGTCTCAATGGAAATAAATTCATAATATAAAACATTAGAACGTACAGTCTGATTATTGACTTCACACTCAAAGTATAACTGTAATGTGTGAGAACCATGACTCTGCGCAGGTAGTGTATATGTAATCTGTCTGCCGGACGCACTTGTAACCTGAGTATGTGCAATCGAACCATCTAATACCCAATACAATGTTTTTTCTACTTCACCATAAGGAGTAAGTGGAACAGGAATAGTCCCATCAAATGGTGTAGCTGTATTGAGTGTAGAAGTAATTCTTAAATCTAATACTGAAATATTGAAGCCTATTGTTCTGCTCTGGTCATATGTATCTGTCAAAGTTATTTTGACATTATTTGTACCAGTTCCAATATAATTTGTTAAGTCAATGTTTAATTCTCCCTGCGGAACTTCATAAGTAGTTTTTGCAAGACCATTAACTCTTATGGTTAATGCACCGTTACCAGTAGGTTGGTCATTTTCTATAGATGACCACATAACCTTAACTATAACAGATTCACCGGCAGAAATGCTTTTACTAATCCAGCCAGTAGTGTTAGATGCGGTCATCTCAGCATTAGTTGATGAACCACTGCCCCCACTGCCTCCGCCGCCGATTCCTTCAATCGGTTCACCGATAGGGTTGCCATCAGCGTCAACAAAAATAAGACGCTTTTGTACATCTACATACCAATCGTGAATCATGGAGTCCACATCAAATTGTAAATTATTTAATTTTGTGGTATTTCTATCTACTTTGCTACCGATTTCAGAAACTTCATTTTCTAAATTATTTGCTTTGTTTAAAGCATTTGTAGCAATCTCTTCGGCATTTGATTTGACAGCAACTATCTGGTCAATTTTAGCATTAATTTCAGCGGTTCTGTCTGTATATGCGCTATTAATGGCTTCAATAGCCTCATCTTCTTTACTGTCAATATTATTAATAGCTGTATTAATTGCCTGCTGTAAATCAGATTGTGCTGTTGTCGCTTGCTGTGATATTGCTGTTTGGGCTTGTGTTAAAGCTCTCTGAATGTCATTCTGTGCGTCTGTAGAATAACCTTCTATAGCAGTCTGCGCTCCATTTAAAAGAGTTTGTGTGTCATTCTTAGCACGCTCTGCCGCAGTTTGTGCAGTTTGTGCGCTATCCGCAGAAGCAGATGCCTCATTAGCTTTAGCTAAAGTGTTTTGATATACAATTTGGACATTATCACTTTGTTGTTGTACGGCTTCAAGAATAGCTTCTGCGGCACTATTATAGTCCGTAAGCTCTACATCAGAAACAAGTCTAAGAACATTGCCTGTTGTAGTACAAATATATACAGCTCTACCATTTGTTGAACTTGGGTCATCACTTTGGACAATAGCAAATTCACCAGGTTTTAATTTTGTGGGGTCAAAGTTAGTATATGCTCCCCGTCTATTTTGAATTGCCATAAATCTACCTCGCTATATATTCATTATAGCACGTTCTAACTTTTCAAGTCTACTCTTTAAATCTTTTATTTCCGCTTCTTGGTCTTTTATTTTTTTATCTTGTTCTTGTATAAGAGCCAACATGCCAGGGATGATTCTTCTTTCATCCCACGATTCAATTTCTCCAGTTTCTTGGTCATGAATGACAGCGGATGGATAAATCTTAGCAACATCTTCTGCGATAATACCAGGAATTACTTTTCCTTTCATATCTGCATATTGAAGATTATGGTCATCATTCCATTCAAATTCTACAATAGGAAGTTCAAGTAACTTATGAGCATCACGGTCAGCAGAAAGCTGTTTTATGTTATGCTTATAGCGAATAGAGGAAGATGAACTCATCTGTATTGTTGCGTCATTATACTTTAAACTACTGGATGTACCAATTAATTTTGATTGTCCAGTAAGTGAAAATCCTGGTGTTCGTTGTTCTTCGGCTGTGGATGACGCTGGATTCCCAAGTTGTATCTTTCGTGTGCCAGACCCCGGTATATGTATATCTATAAGATAAGTTTGCTGTGCAGTGTTGTAACCATTTGTTACATAAAATCTGGACCTTGTCACACTTACAACTTCACTTGTAATATTTGCATTTTTTACTGTAGAATCTTGTACAGTTGATGAGTCAATATTAGCATTTGTGGCAGTTAAAGCATTTATGGTCGAAGTGTTAGTAAATGAAACATTTGCACCTTGTGCTACACCCAAGTTGCCATAAATATTAGCGATACCAGTAACTGTTAATTTATTTAAATATAGTGCATTATTTCCAGGATAATTTGATGCGTTAAAAGCAAGTCCGTCATCTCTAAGAATAAGTGTTCCAGTACTTAACATGTAGAAAGCATAATTATTTGCACTGGCTGATTTATCAATAGCATCAGTACCAAAATCTATCATTTTTTTCCAATAGTTTTGCGTATAAATTTGCTCTTCTACATTCGTGTTATCTGGAAATATCGCATATTGTGTTAAAATCTTGTCATTATTATTTAGATATTTTATAGCAAATCCATATTTTGTTAACCACTTAACTACACCTTCTACTTGATAATACTGTAACCAATCAACAACACCTATTCCACCAAATACCGTATTATTGCCATCCATAGCAATAAAATTGCCTTGTATAGACAGACCATCACTATCTATATGTCCGATAAGACTATTATTTGCATCATAAACATTTAAAATACCATTAGTATTATTACTACCGCCTAATGATAATGTTCCGCCATGAGCATAATCAAAGAATAAGTCCACAGTAGAAATTATATTTGCAAGCCAAGTGCCATCAAAAGTTGCACCATACCAAGTTGTAGTAGCATCATTTCCAGTATAATTACCAGTCATTGCAATTCCAGCTGTACTTAATTTTAGCACAACTTTAGAATCTGCAAGTAGTGGTTTATCATGTCCGTATATTATTTCACTTGAACCTGTAGCTACTCTTGTAAAATATAATCCTTTACCATTTACAATTTGTTCTTGAAAATCTTCTTCAAGTTGTTCTCGTAATGTTTTTTCTCTATTTAATTGGCGTTGAGATTTTATAAGAGCCTTTGTTATTGCTGACATTCTGGAGGAACTGTTTTTACCTACACTTTCAGCACCACAAACAATTTCTTGTGGTGTTGTAGGATTAAAGCTAACTCTTGTAATAAGAACATTATGCTGAGTGCCTTTTGTATCCCAAACATAAGCTATATCACCAGCTTCAATAGTAGGGTCGCTTGGATGCGATACATTACAAGGTCTAAATTGTAATCCGATTAACTGCGGCGCAAGAAAATTAAGAACACTTGTATAGTTATCAGCAGTAATAAAAGGATTATCTTTAATTTCTATTACATAATCGTCTGTTCCTCTAAGTTGTGTTTCAGACGTATTAGAACCATCTGTTTCTACATCATAAGTTACTTGTATACCAGTAATAACAACATCGTCTACAGCAATGTTTTGGGAATTAAGTGTTTGTATATAATGAATACCAGTATTTTCTGTAAATGCTCCGCCATCAACAGAAGTCGGGTCATTCCAAGGATTAAATGTCCCACCATCTACAGTATCGCCTGTAGCATAGGGAGAAGCAGAATCAAATATACCGCCATCTGTATTATTAGCTTGTTCTGTAGCAAAAGCATCAGTGTTAAACCAACCAAATTCAAGTTTACCATCACTATTACATCTTGCAAAACAACCTGCAATAGTAGCACACCAACCAATGACTTCTCTGTACGTAGTATCATCTTTCGGTGCAGAAGGAACTATGAAATTCTTATTCGGCATATTCGTTAATGAGGAATCATATAGCACACCACATTTAGTACATGCGTCAAGAACAACATCATAAATAGTTGTGGAACTTGTATAGATATTATAAGAAGCATAATCTCTATCAAACTGACACATATTGTCTAATAGTTTTAATGTAATAGTAGATTCACCATAAGTCGGTTCATCAACTGTATACTCGCCTAACTGCAATTCATCAGACGAATCCGCACCGACTAAATTAGTCTTAACCACTACTTTAGCATTTTTAAAATCATAGTCGGAGTATATTTCATCATTATTGTAAAGTGTTACATCACAGCTATTAATGATGGTAGAACCAAGAGCAGAAAAACTGCCATCTTCTCCAACAGCATCATCAATATCAAAGCCACTATCCATTATATGCTCATTAGTGACGGTAAGTTGTGTGTTATTAGCAAGCGTAATAAGGAGAGTATTCTCGTATTTACGCTTATTCTGATATAACATTTGTTTATAAGCTGTTGATACGTTTCGCATACTTTCTCCTTAAATTTGAATAAATGTAAGTTTAATATCTTTCCATGTGTTTTTATCATCAACCAGATTCATTGCCACAACACTACGTTTTCCTACATAATATTCACCAGTAACAAATCTGCCAGGAATACGTGGGTCAGCATGTGTAAATGTAAACTGTTCTTTCCCATCTATAGCGTTTAATAAATCTGCCGCATCTTCCCACGATAATTTCTTCCACGTACAGGTGTACGTATCCTTGACAGCAACAACATCTTTGTGCATTTTGCCATCAAGGGTACGTCCTGTATTCTGTGACGATAAATCCTCTACATCAAAAGTATATTCTGTAGGCGTGGGAATAGCTACACCGTTGATTTTAAAGGGTTTTTCAGCAATCATACTTTACCTCAACTTTTAACTGGATTATATCGTCTGTCTAATAAAGAGTTTCCTTTATTTACGTGACGAGCCAATTTCTCATCACCGATATGGAAATCAATGTTCATATGTGTTCTAAACATATCTGTGAGCATTTCTTCCAATTCACTTCTTGTTACCATATCACTCTGTAAAGATTGTAACACATTTAAGAGAGAGCTTAAAGTATTTTGGCTGTTATCAGAGTTATTAGCAACATTACTCGGAATAATTTCACCCATTGCAATGGGAGGGAGTTTTATATTCTTTGCAGAATCCACAAGACTCTTCGACATTGTTTCTATAGAAGAAGTCGCCGCACTCTCGTTATCAATAATACCGACTCCAATACCTGCTGGAATCATCTCACCAACTTTTTCAGCAAACAATTTAGAAGGAGAACCAATATCTAAAGCATTACATGCGGCATTAAATAAACTGGTGGCTAAGTTCCAAACTTTAGTTTTTAACCAATCCCAACCAGAGTTAAGACCATTCCAGATGCCTTTTATAATGTCATCACCAATGTCAGACCAATTACCGCTATCTAAAGCATCATAAATACCTGATTGAACTGATTCAGCGGTACTAACAACAGAATCTTTTAGACTATCTATACCTTCTTTTACTTTAGTAAGAGCATTACTACCAATCTCAGACCATTCACCAGTTTCAAGTGCAGTATAAACTCCTTTTTGGATTGTCTGTGCTACAGTTGTAATAGCAGACTTTATAGAGTCCATACCTTCTTTCATCTTAGTGATAGCTGTACTGCCAATCTTAGACCAATCAGCAGTTTCAAGAGTTTTATAAACACCAGATTGAATATTCTTTGCAGTAGTAGTAATAGAAGTCTTTATAGAATCCATTCCTGACTTCATTGCGTTTATCGCTGTACTACCGATTTTAGACCAATCAGCATGTTCTAATGCAGTATATACTCCCTGTTGAATTGTTTGTGCGGTATTTGTTATTGTAGATTTTACACCATCCATACCGCTTTTAACTTTAGTAATTG